CAACACACCGTCATCAGCGGCAGTGTAAACACCGGCAATCGACAAGCTGGCATTTTTAAGCAATAACTCTAGCGTTTTGTTTAGCGTCTTAATGTCTGGGATTGCAGTAACCAACGGCCCGCGACCATAGACCTCACCAGCTACTTTCATATAACGCGCCACGATCCAAGGGCTGGATTTCATGTAACGCTTCAATAGCTCGGCTTTGCCTTCCGGCCAAATGACGTGATAGCAAAACTCACCCATCTCAGGCTCATACAGTGTCGCCTCGATAAGCTCGATTTCTTCGGTTGGCTTTTCGTCAATCATGCGCTGCATACGCTCTGGGATTTCGGCATCCTGCCAATGCTGGCTAATGGCTTCGCCCTTCATACGCATACGCCGGTAAACATTATCGACCTTGCCGTGTGCGCCCTCTTCAATGGCAACCAAATACTGCGGCACGGCAGTAAAGCGGATTGGGTTTAGCTCATCGCCGGGTTGGATCAGCATACAAGCCGTGCCAACTGCCAGATCTAGCAAGAACTCGCCCATAGCCAAATCAAAGTTAGATTGACGCAGCACACTAAACATTGTGTCGCTGTACATATCCAGCGCCATTTGTGCTTCAATCTTGCGCTCTTCTGGGATTTCTACCCCCGGCTCTAGGCGGCACCACGGCGCATAAGGTGGGAATAGGCCCGACTGGATGCGGTTGGCAAATCGCTGTGTCGCATTGATAGCCGTGCTATCGAACACGCGAGCCATTTTGTTCTGCCCCGGAGAGCCACCGCCCTCGTAATAGCCATCGTAAAGATTGCGCTGCGGCAAGCCGAACTCATAACAATCTTCGTAAATCTGCCGCCAATTGTCTTTGCGGCGCTGCGCAATATCGTGACGTTTTAGGATTTCCTCAACACTACGCATTTTTCTTGTGCCTCTTCGCAAAGTTTCTCGCAGCTTGCTTTGACCTAAAGCCCCACGCACCCAACGCCTTTTTCAATCTAGTTGGCGATCCATCTGGTTTTGTCTCAGGGCCAGCCATACCGCCGAACCTGCCAGCAAAAGAAATACGGCGCGGCCCAGTGCCAGTTTTTACTGGGCGCTTTAGATTGCCGCCATCTTTAGCCTCGTGATGCCTGCGACCGGCCTCGTTCAATCCACCGCCCGGAGCCTGATGCGCCTTCTTAGTCACGCGCCGCCCTCATATTATCGACAAGGTTAGGATATGGACGACCAGCCTTTGCTGCGGCTCGCTGTGCCTTGCGCTTTTGTGCTGGGGTCAAACCCTTTGGTTTGCCCAAACCCTTTGGGCGCTTCTTATCCCAAACCTCTTTTTTCTTTTGCATTACTTACCGTAACCCTTACCTTTTTTCTTTGGCATCATCTTATCCTAATGTTGTTTTGGTTTCTTCTTCTTGACCACCGCCGCCTAGACGACCAGCCATCATTAGACCACGGCGACCAGCCCGGCGGGCGCGTCTCTTGGCCGCTTCTGTACGTTCAGCCCTCGTAACTCTACGCTCAGACGCAAGAGCCGTTGCTGTCTTTGCTTTATCTGTTGGATCGCGGCCTGCTTCAAGCGCGGCACCAGCTTTAACTAATGGCTGCACTATTTTAGGAACTTTTTTTAAAATCCCTGCGGATGTTGCAACTTTAGTAAAAATTTTTCTTACTGAACTCATAATACTTATCCTAATGTTGTTTCATCTTCGTCTGCTGTGCCGCCGCGAATAGACGCCATCAGCATACGCCGACCGCCATACTGCCTAGCCCTGCGTTGCGCAGCAATCTTTCTGGCTTGACTTTCCTCTTGGGCTTCAATGCGTTTCTCTTGACGATCTTGTGCCTCGGTCACTTCCGGGGCAACTGCCGCCGCTGTCGGCATTACTACCTTTGGAGACTTAAAAAGAAAACTCATTTGTAAATCCTTGAGAACATCATGTAATCAAAACCGCCCGGCCCATACTTGCGGAGCAGCCCTTCTGGTTGAAATTTTAACACCTTTGCCCACCGCATCGCAAGCTCGTTTTCTACATCAACCGTGATCTGTAATCTTTTTAATTTATGTTTTGTAGAAAACTTATCAAAGTATCTAATAGCTGCTCGCGTTACTGTTAAAGATATATTAGGAAGTTCAACAGATGTTATCATCCAAGCCTCTGCCACCCCCGGCCACAACACGTTGCAGCCAGCACAGCAAACAATTCGGCCTTTCCACATTGCTGTGATTGCGTCACCCTCGGCTTGAAACGCTTTGAGCATGTCCTGATAATTAGGCACATACTGAAAAACTTTTTTATCATGCTCTCGCAAATCAGCCGCATAGGGGTGCGCCCAGTGAAACGGCACAATCCGAAACTTTTTGTTTGTCGTTATGTCAATCAAAATATATTAAAATCCATATTAGCAGTGGCCTGCTTAAATTGATTGCTAAATTGGCTGTTGCGCGTAATGTTCCGCACCTCGCCAGCCCCAAGCATCAAATAGCCAAATGCGTCACCAACGTGCGAGTGCTGGTTTTTATTTGGCACATCGCGAAACCGTTCCTGACCAGCGCCAACAGCCATACGTTTAAAATGATAACCGCCAGCCAGCGACTTGCGCGTTTTAACACAAGAGCGATTAACCAGCAGGCCGGGCTTGCCGTCAATCAGCCTATTCATTGGCATAGCACCAGCTTCACGCCGAACCATAAAATCGTTGGTGCTGGTTGGCCTAGCATGTAAGCCCATAGTTCGCAGATGTTCAAATGCCGTTACCTCAAATATCTCATCACGTTTTACACCCGCCGGATCACCCCAGATCAACACGTCCGACTTTGGAAAGTGCTGCTGTATGTCAGCCAACAGGTGATGGCAAAACCGCTCCAGACCCATATCAAAGGCCACTAGCTCATGCACAACGTGCCACCGCCCATTCTGCATCTTCTGCCCAAAGACAGCCGCAGGCGTCAAACCAAAGTCAAGCCCGATATGCACCGGCCAACCTTCCTCGATATGCACGTCAGCCGACATCATACTATCAACGAACTCGTGCCAGACCGGTTTGCCATCCTGCACATAAACATACTTAGCCCCGGCATAGCATTGTATCCAGTCAATGGTCTTTCCCGCTAACTGCTGCTCGTAATAGCCGGGTGGTAAATTATTTACGTTCTCAGCCGCCGGGTTATTAATCCAATATTTTTCAGCCGAGAATATAGCATCCTCGTGTTCTTTGGTTCCCTCAATAACTCCGCCGGGCTGTTTGTAAAACTTCCAAGGATACTTTCCGCGAATAGGATTTTTCTCAGCCAACTGGTGCCACCAGTGGTCACTATCCATTGGGTTGGTACTCATCCACACGCCGCGCCAAGTACAACCGCCATTCGCCCTAGTCGGGAAACGACCGACACGCGATGTCAAACCATCAACCACCGCTTTCGGCAGTTCGCGAGCCTCGTCTATGAAACCCCCGGTCAACTCTAAAGACAACAATTTCCGAACATCGCGGGGCTGATCCAACGCCAAGAAGATCACCTCACAATCAAGCCCAGCCGCGCCATCACGCGGCGGCAGCTTGATGTGATGTGTAATAGGCGGCGACCAGCGCATTGGCCCCCAAACATTCTCAGGGAACAACTCCTGCCACGTCTTAATCGTGGTCGTGCGCAGTTCCGGGTAGCTGTTCCTGATAACTGCAAACCGAGTATATCTGATCCCATCTATCGGTGATGGCTCCTGCTTCACCGCCCGCAACATCACTTCCGCTAATGAACCGAATGTTTTGCCAGATCCTACTGGCCCCATTAGACCACGCACAAAACTGTCGTCTTGCAAAAATTCCCATACTGTCGGACTTTCCGAAAAATCTAAATTCAACCCCGCCAAAGCCTCAGTGGTTGGCTGCTTCCTGCGCCGGGGTGATCTGTCTGTTGCTGCTCTAGCTCGCGCCATCATAATCCTCTGGGTCAAAAATAATAGTAGTTTCTCCAGCATAATCATCGCTGGTTAATTCAAGCATAGGCCCGCTACACACCGTGCAAACAATAGCCTCACCGCCATCATATACCCGGCCTCTCGTCAACTGGTTACAATAGCCGCATAAAATATCGTTCTTAAAAAACCTGACGCTAATATAATCCTTCATGTCGATGACCTTACCCATCGTCACCATCAATCTCGACAATCTTCGCAGTTGGCCCAGTGATG